GAATACGAAAGAATTAAATAAAGGTTCTTTCTTTTTGAATTTTTTAGTCAGATTATGTTTGACCATCTTCTAAATGTTTTCCAGCAAAAATAAATTTTTTTTGGACCGGTGGAATTACCACCTTGTATTTCATTTTTGTTTTTTTTTTAATTCTGTTTTAAGAGCATTTTTATATTTTGTAATATCATAGATTTTACCATTGATTCCTACCCAACAATTATTTTTTTGATTATGATGTTTTAAGTCACTATATGATGGTGTAAAACATATATCATTTTTACACTGACCTACTCTTAAAGGGTCATTTGTATTAAATCTTTTAGAGTAATCTTCCATTTATTAATATATATATTAAATATAGTTTATAAAAATTTGAAAATATATATAAAAATAATTTATCTATATAAAACAAAGAAGTATATTAATAAAATGCAAATTTTTGTCAAGACATTAACTGGAAAAACAATTACTTTAGATGTAGAATCATCTGATACAATTGATAATATTAAAGCAAAGATTCAAGACAAGGAGGGTATTCCACCTGATCAACAAAGACTTATTTTTGCTGGTAAACAATTAGAAGATGGTCGAACATTATCTGACTATAATATTCAGAAAGAAAGTACACTTCATTTAGTTCTTCGTCTTCGTGGAGGTTTTTAATTAAACATAATTTAATCTTGCTATAATTGGGTTTGAGTGGTATGAATCATTTACATTATTTTTTTTATTAGTTAATGTTTTATATAAAACATAGCTTGGTAATAATGTCCAAAATACATTTACATACATAAATCCTCTTTTTGTTAAAAGAAAACCAGTTGGAAAAGATGCATTATTATAATTAATATTATTAGAATCTTGTGTTTGTAAGAAATATTGACCCATATATAAAATACTATTCATTAATTGTGTGCCCATAGCAAGTACCATGCATACTAAATATTTTTTATTAACAAACTCAACTCTGAATATCATACCTAATAATGAAAATAATCCACATAAAAATGCATGACTTCCTTCAATTAATCTTGACCAATAATTGCTACTTATCATATATTCTCTATCTGCCCATGCACCATATTCTGCATAAAATATATTTGACAATTTCCATGGTAATACATAATCTAATGTATAATCATTTGTCCATACATGTTCTTTATTTGTAATAAGAGATTGTGATATATTATTAATATTATGATAATTACTAATGAAACATACTTCCCATATACCTGTTAAAATAGTAAATGCTAACCAATAATATGTAATTGCTTCTATATGTTTTACAGTTTTAACATATTTACGTATAGGATAAGCAATTGATGCAAATACTGATAATTCTATTATAGCAATTGTTACTCCATTGACACTAATCATTTATAATAAATTAATATAATATTAGATTTAAATAAAAATTTGAATTTAGTTAAATAATAAATTTATTAAGTAATGAAATTAATATCAGTTATATTGTTAGTATTACTAATTGTATTAGTAATATATAATTATCATTATAGTATAAATATAAATTATATATTAAGTTGGTTGTTATTTGATATTTAAAGATTAGATATAAAGGTTATTTATTAATAATACAATTTATAATGTTAAGTCAAATAAAAAATATAAAGATAAAAGGAAATATAAAGTTATCTCCAAAAGTATCACCACAACAATCTCCAAAATCAACAACATCTTCTCCATTAATTTTACCACTTACACCAAATACACAAAAGGAAGCTATGAAAAATTTATGCTATGCACCTCCTTGTGCACCAACTTTACCAAGAAAAAATTTATCAAAAGGTATGAAGAAACTAAGATTAAATTAAGAATCTATAAAAAAATCTATAAAAATTAAATAAATAAAAATTGAATTTTTTTTATTATTTTTAATTTATTTAAAAAATAATATTTATAAAAATATAACAATAACAGAAATGACAGAGTACTCAAAATTAATTGCTGATAATAGCACTGGAATATTTATAATTACAAAAGATGAATGTCCATTATGTGTTAAATTAAAAGAATTATTTGATACAATTGAAGTAGAATATAATACATATTTATATAAACAAGAGGATGAAGTTGATGATACATTACCATTTAAAGAAGAGATGAAGAAAGAAACAAATGGTAAAATGTTTCCATTCTGTTTCTTTAATGGAATATATGTAGGTGGATACAAAGATGTTCATGGAAACTTAATTACTGGTAAATTACAAGAACAATTAAATGAAATTGGCATTGAGTATGAAGAAGATTTCTAAAAGTCTATTTAATATATAAAACTAAACTAAAATATATTTTTTATTATGTTACTATCACAATTATTCATAGAATTTATTGGGACTTATGTATTATGTTCTATTATTCTTTCTAACCCTAAACCAATTCCTATTGGATTAGCTGTTACAAATATGATTTATTTAGATAATGGTACAAGTGGAGCACATTTTAATCCTGCTGTATCAACTATGTTTTTAATTAGAGGAAAAATAAATTTTTTACAATATTTATGTTATGTTATTATTCAGTTAACATCAGGAATTACTGCACATTTTACATATAAATATATAATTAATAAAGAAACTACAAATAATAACACAGTTATCAGTTCTAGATTATAATTTTTTTGTGTAATATATTATTTAAAAAATAATATAATATAATAGTATAAACATATGAAAAGTTTATCAACCCAAAATCCAGGTCCTGTTATAGAAATTCCAGAAACAAGTTTAAGAATTTCTCAAACTAATGATACTCTAACTGAACAAAATAATACTGAAATAGAAGTTTATACTTTAAAAAAGAAGATTATTAATTCATTTACAATTGATAATGCTAAAAATTTTTTTTTATTTTGTGGAGCGTGGGGATTAATTTATTGTTTTTTAATTATGTTATCTTTAATGGGGAATGGATTTAAGTTACTAGGAATGAAAGACTCTTCGAGAATGTTTGATATTGTTGATAATCCAATTAGTGCTTTAATGGTTGGAATATTAGTTACAGTTTTAGTTCAGAGTTCATCAACAAGTACATCTATTATTGTTGGACTTGTTGGAGCAGATGAATTAAGTGTTAAAAATGCTATACCTATGATTATGGGAGCAAATATTGGCACATCGGTTACAAATACAATAGTTAGTTTAGGTAGTTATAATAATAAAGAAAATTATAGAAGAGCATTTGCTGGAGCAACTGTTCATGATTTGTTTAATTTCTTAACAGTATTAATTTTATTACCAATTCAGTGGGTATCTAATTTCTTAGGAGAGATTACTTGGGAGTTTGCGAAGAATGAAGTACCTTGTGAGAATGATTGTAATAAATGGGAAGGTCCAATAAAGAAGATTGTAAAACCAGTAGTATCTAAAATTTTACAAATTGACAAAAAAGTAAGTAAATATATTTATCAAGGTTATTGTGAAGGTTATTGTGATTATGATTGTACTACAGAAGATCAAACATTATTAACAAATCAATTATGTGATAATAGTAATTATCAAGACTGTGATGATTTACCATATTACAAATCTAGTTGGATGTCAAATGATTTATTAAAATGTAAAAGATTTCCTCAATTTATGAATGTAGATACAACTGGTACAGATACATCAATTGAGTATTATTATGAATGTCCGAGTAATTTAGATTGTAGTAACTCTATACAATGGAATTCTACAATAACTACATTATCTAATAATATTTATGATGTCTGTAGTAGTGATTGGAAATCTCGTCCTTGTGATAAACCTTTATTAAAAGGAGGTATATTATATGATTGGGAAATGAGTGATGAAGGTGCTGGTACTCTATCAGTTACATTTTCCATATTTTCATTATGTGTATGTATATATTTACTAATTAAATTATTAAACTATTTACTAAGAGGTCGTGCTAGAAAATGGTTAGTAAATGCATTAGCATATAATAAATATCTATCTATTGTTATTGGTGCTCTTGTAACTATATTAGTACAATCCAGTAGTATAACTACATCTACACTTGTACCACTTTGTGCTATTAATGTGATCACACTAGAACAAATGTTTCCTTTAACATTAGGTGCTAATATTGGTACTACTGTAACTGGTTTACTAGCAGCAAGTGTAGCTGTTTCTAATCCAGCAGAAGCATTACAAGTTGCATTAGCACATTTATTATTTAATGTCATAGGGATTCTTATTTGGTTTCCACATCCTAAAATGAGAAGCATACCTTTAAAAGGTGCTAAGAAATTAGGAGAATATTGTGATATGAATAAGTTTTTTCCATTTATATATACTGGTATAGTATTCTTTGCTATTCCTGGAATTGCTTATGGTATTACATATGCTGTTAGTAATTAATTTATTTTTTATCTTAAAATATTTAAAATAGTAATTTGTTATTATAAATTAAATATGATAAGTTATCTTCTTCATAGAGTTAAAAATATAGATAAAAAAAAGGCAACTTGTAATTTTTATATTTTTTCATCTACTTCATTTTCTTTAGGAACATCATATTATACCTTAAATAATACAACTAGTAATGATACATATGATAATACAATGTTTTATAGAAATATAAATATGTAAATTATGCAAAATGCGTAAATTACATAAATATAATATAGTCACTTTCTATAAAGTATAATAAAATATAAATATGAATATGAATATGAATATGAATATGAATAATTTACCTAGTATTATAGCATTATGTGGTTATAAAGGTAGTGGTAAAGATACTGTAGCAAATTATTTAGTTAAAAATTATGGTTATAAACACTATAAAATTTCAGACAAATTAAAAGAAATTATTAAAATATTATTTGATTTATCAGATAATGATTTAGAACAAAAAAAAGAAGAAGTTAATGATAAATGGAATACAACACCTAGAAGACTTATGCAATTTATAGGTACTGATATGTTTCAGTATAAATTACAAGAACTTTTACCAAACATTAATAGAGATTTTTGGATTAAATCTTTATTTACTGAAGATTTAATGAATAAAATTAATAATGAAAATTATAAAATTGTAATATCTGATTTAAGATTTTTACATGAATATGAAATAATATCAAATTTATATGTATCATATAGTATTTTAAAGGTTAAAAATAATCGTATAGAGCAAAATGATAATCATATTTCAGAGAATGAATTTAATCAAATAAATATAAATGGTATTATTAATAATAATTCTAATTTAGAAACATTATATAATAATATTAATAATATTATATCAATTATGAAAAATGATAAATAATTTAAAAATATAATGTTCTTTGTATTTTTTGTAAATTCATATTTTTAGATTTATTTTTTGATAATTCATTTCTTTTTTTTCTAGTAATAATTTTCTCTTTACCATCTTTCGTTTTTACTACTTTGGTAATTAAATTATTTTTATCTAATTTTTTATTATTATTTTCTTTTTGAGATTTAATCATATCTTTTTCTATTTTATCTCTATTTTTAACAATATATGTGTATATATTATTATCAATAATCCATTTAAAGAAATTAAGTTGACCTATTGTGGTATCAATATGGGATTTACTAGTTGTATTATTATTAAAAACTATTCTATATTTTTTATCATTTTCATAATAATTTAATATAATCCTATTTTTTCTGCGAAATGGATCAAATACTTTTTTTGAGAATGCTTTAAGATTTGATTTATAACTATCATAAATATTAATGTATTCTTTTTTCTTATTGTTGTACATTGTAATTTTATGCTTTTTACAATAA